ATCTGCCGCAACACCTGCTGCGCTTCCGAATACGTCGGATTGCTACGGTCCTTCCACCAAGGATACGCACTCTCCGCAACTGGCCGCACTTGTTTGTAAGTGTTGAGGAATTGGTGCCGCGTTGGGATGTGAACATCCAAGGCATCCTCGACTCGTCGCCGAATCGCCTTGATCTCATCCGCGCTGTACTCTTTCCCGCCAACTTCGCAGCCGTCAGCGTTGTCCTCGCACCACCGCTTCAACTCCCGGGCCTTGCGGTACTCATCGCTGAGCTTCGCCTCGTCCCAGATGTCAGAGAACGGATTGTCGGTCGTCGCTGCCGCCTGCGGTACTGCCGCCTGCTGCTCAAGAGCTTCCAGCTTCGTCCGCGCCTCATTCAGTTCCCGCTCCAAGGCTTCCGCTTTTGCTGCGGCTTCCTTCTTCTGGGCAACGAGCTTGTTGATGCGCTTTTGGACTCCAGCCGGTTCGTCCTCGGTAGCGTCTTCAGTCTGCTGAGAGGTTTCCTCCTCAGCGGGATCCTCCACGGGTGTCGCCTCCCCGGTCTCAGCAGTCTCGGACGCTGACTCCTCGGCAACCGGCTCATCTGCACTCGCAGCGGCTGGTTCCGGTTCCTCGACAGCTTTCGGAGTCTCAGAGAACCGAGTCTCCAACAGTTTCGCTAACGCCACCGTGTCGAGCGGTAGTGGATTGAGCGGTTGTGCCGTGTTTTGGGAGGGTGTCGCTTCCCCGGTTTGTGTTGCTTCCATGCTTTTTAGGCCCTGCAAGTCGGGCATACTACGACAGGGTTTAACGCTAAACCCAGAAAGCTGAAGCCCTGATGAACGACGTTATCGCTAACGTCAACCAATTATTCTTGGGGAGCTTCCAGCTTCAGACCCATCTCCACGAGGAACGAGCGTGCATCCGATAGAGCAGCCGCTCGTCCGCAATTGTAGGCCCTCGCCTCTGGAGTCAGTGCCGAGTTGATCGCTGCGGACACCTCGTCAGCAATCAATTCACCTAGCACCTGCCGCAACGCACGCAGTACCGGCTCATGCTCACCCACGCCACCCAGCGCCATCTTGAGCTGTTCGTCGGTCATTCTCATTGAGGAGTCGCTCCGGGTTGCACGCCAAGACGTCCAGTGACCGCGTTCTGCTGCTGTTGGACGCTGAACTGAAGATTCTCAACGTACTTCTGCAAGTTAGCTTGGAACAACGGATCCTGTTGAGCCTGCTGCTGGTATTTCGGGTTCGCCTGCAGGATCTGCTGCGCGAAGTTCAACCGAGCCTGCGCCGTAGGATCGTTCTCACGCAGCTTCGGAGGATTGCCAAGGCTCATCAGGCCGAGTTCGTCGTTGGTCTCGTCGAACATCTTCTGCGAGGCCGGACCAGCCTGCATGATAAGCTCATTCGCAAGCGTCGGATCAATCGCACGCAGCGCCAGACCCACGAGCTTGGTGCGATCCACCACGCCAACGCTGTCCAGCGGCAGCACGAGGCTCGAAAGCGCCTTGAGTTTCTCGGTCACGAGGTCGGTCTGCAGCTCTCTCACGTCGAACTTCAGCGAAACGTCGAACTCTTGGACGTTAGTGCTCAGAGGAACGTTGCTGCCGGTGATACGAGCCACTTCCTCAGGCCCAGTGTACTGCAACGTGAGGCTCAAGACCTGCCGGAACGCCTCGGTCCATCCATGCAGCCAGTTGTTGACGAGCCTTTGCTGCCGCATCTGGGTAAGCGCAGGCGGAACCTTCTCGGTAGGACGGCCAAAGTACCGATCCACCTGCGTTTCGATGGCTGCGATGAGGTTGAACGCAACGCTTGGCTCACGCGCGGGAGGCTGCATGAACGAGATCTCGCCCGGACGCAGCACCGGAATCTGCACCGCAGGACCAAGACGCAGGTTTCCGCCCCTCGTCTTCGGCACTTGGATAGGCGGAATCGTGTTGAGGCTCGTGTAATCGAAGATCGAGTCGCGCTGGGCCTTGATCTCGTTCTGCCATGTCGCGCAGATCTCCGGAACGCCTCGGCTCTCGACGATCTTCCGGTGGATCACCTCGCTACGCCACACGATGAACGGATATTGACCGTGCTCGTAGTCAATCAGCTCGAACTTGCCCCAAGCATTACCCACCTGAGGGCAGAACACCGTGCAGTAGACGCCCGGGACACCGTCCTCATCGAGCGCCTTCTGGTAGGCGTACACCACCTCGATCAGATTCTCACGGTCCAGCACCGCGTTGTTGGTCAGTCCGATGGTGTAGGTATAGTCCGAGAAGTTGGAGAACCGTCCCCGGGTAGCAATCGCCTGCTTGGCCCATTCCTCATCCCAGTCGTCGGTCTCGACATGCTGCATCACCTCGATTTCGGTCATGTAGCAGCGGCGGAAAACCACACGCGCACTCTGGATATCGGTCGTCTCCGGTGGGAACGCCAGCTCATCGTACGGAGCCAATGCCGCCACGCTCGGAGAGTTCTTCACCAGCGTTGGCACGTAGATCTCGCACTCGCCTTCCTCACGCAGGTCCTTCACGCACTCCAGAGCCTTGCGCTTCTTGAGATTCGGAAACGCAGCCATGAGCAGCTCGGCCAACTGATCGGTGGCATCAGGATTCGCCAACAAGTTCGGCAGGTCCGCCAACACGCTTCCTTGAGGGCTCTGCGCCGCGATCTGCATGAGCTGCTCGACCGTGACGTACTGCTCTTTCTGACCGATCTCCTGCTGCCAACTCACATGGCAACCTGCCCAGCCATAGGTCCACAGGTACTGGCTCAGCAGCTCCACCTCACGGGTCATGTCCGTGTAGAGCTTCTGGTTCATCACCCAGTCCATGAGGCTGTGCGCCGTCACCGCAGTGTCCAGATTCCGCACGTTGGTGGGAGCCACACGCAGCATCGAGCGCCAGAAGGCAGTGGAGCACACGTCAACCAGCCCGTTCACAACCTCGTCAGCCAGCGGAATGCGCGTGTCGGAGGCGCCGTCCCAAGGGAACGCCATCTTCCCGTTCGGCTGGTTGTCATTCCACTTCTTGCCGTCACCGCTCTGACCGTCCCAGCGGCAGTAACGGGTGTTCTCAGCCTGCCCCACCCTCGTCCCAAGACCAAAGTCGGTTGCCGCACGACGCAGCTCCTCGTTCAACGCACCCACGTCAGGCGCGTCACCCACGTGCGCCATTGCATCACCACTGGTCTTGTAACTCGTCGCGTAATTCATCCGAAGCCCTTTGGTCTGTTTGCTCTGAAAAAGCAATGCTAATACCCCCCTCCGCCGTAGCTATCCAGCCCACCAGCACCCACATGCTCGATCTTTGAGATCAAAAGCATGCCCAAGCAGTCGATAGGATCCTTGGACGCACCTTTCTGACCATCCCTTCCAGTATGCTCACTCATGCACCAGATCAGATTGTGCAGGTCGTCCACCACATAGAGCCTCGGCTCGTTCAAGGACGTGAGCGGCTTTGTAGCGTCGTAGCTCAGATCAGAGTTGATGGCTGCAGTCCGCTGGTCCACCGGCACACCCGGCGCAGGGATGAACGCCATGCCATCGTCCTGATCGCTAGGCTCGGCTAGTAGGTCAATCAATGTTGTACCACCCTGCTCGCTGAGTGCTGGACTGCCACCCGCTCTGGGGTCGATCAGCCGCATCACCGGCTCACCACGTCCAATCTCCTCCTCGATGGTGCGGAATAGCTGCCGGTATTCGATCACGCTCCTACCCGCTTCCAACGTCTGCGCAGGACCGGGTTTCCCGTCCGCTTTCTCGCTCGCAAGAGCCCACTCTCCATACCCGGTAAAGTCCGGGAACTCGCGAACCACAACCTTCCGACCATCTTCGTAGACCAGCATCCAAAGGCAGTACCAGTTACGGCTGCCTGCCGGGTCGCAGACCATGTACAGCGTACCACCATCCGGAATCTTGCTCCTAGGGATGCAGTGCGTCTCCGGCCTGAACCGCGCAAATGCCTTGCCGATGTTGTCACTCGCCCAGCCATAGGCACGCGTCAGGATCTGCCCCATCGGCGCACCAACCAGCTTGGACTTCATCTCGTCCCATGGGTTGTAAGGGTTGTCCTCGGAGTAGAAGAAGACCGTGCTCCGGTTCATCTTCTCCAGCCGCATCACCCTCGGAGCCTTGCCCATCGGCCAAGTAGGTAGTCCCTGCTTACCTTTAAGCATCTGCCCGCCATGCCACTCGGTGATGGCCGCCCCTCCAGTGAACTCCTTGTAGACTGACGCCACACCCTCCAGCGGCGTCTGCGTCACCAGCAGCTTACCACGGCGTGTAACCAAGCGATACCTAAGCGTGTCTACCCAGCTCTGCGGAACCAGCTCGTCGCACCAGATCAGGTCCGCCTCACGGCCTTCGATGGTGTTCTCAGACTGCGTGTAGTTCAAAAAGTCACAGCGGGAGCCGTTAGGCAGGATGAAGGAGCCATCCGTGAAGCCATTCTTCCTCGAGTAGTTCAGGTAGTGGATCTTGCCCTTCTTCGTAGCCTTCAAAGCCACCGGTAGGTACTGGTAGATCGCTGGCTGCTGCACCGTGACACTCGTGGCATTGCTCGTATGGCAGCATAGGACGTTACAGTTCTCCTTCGAGAGCAGCGTCTCCACCACCCGTCTAGCCGCCCACAGCGTCTTCCCAGCTCGGTTGCCACCGCTTATCAGCAGCTCGCTACACTCAGACCACACCTTGTTGGCTAGCTCCCAGTGGTCCGGCACGAAGCCGTAGGTGAAGGGGTCGGCCTTCTCCAGCAGGCACAACTGCGTCCTCTGGTCACGCAACTCCAAGGCCCTAGGATGCTGCGCGCTGACCTTCGGTATAACCGGATGCTCAGGCTGGCTGTTGGTCCACTCGATCTGGTGCTTCTCAGAGCAGAACCGGCCAGTGTCGCGGTCTGGGACAAACGACCGGGAGCAGATCAGGCACTTGCGAGGAAGGAACTTGGACTGTCGAAGGGGGCGATTTGCGAAGTTTTTTTCAGTTGGGGAATGCGTCACCGTTGACGACCCAGCCGAATGCTCGACCCCCTCCCCCCCTATGCCTGACGCATCTGGTATGACCGACTCGGATTCTTCACGATGATACTGGCTTATGCTTGGCATCAGATCCTCTCAATTGAATATAATATCGATTGTAGGGTGCAGCTACGAGCCCTCTGGGAGCACCTCAGCGTTGGTTTCGACCTCGACGGCGTCTTGTTGGCCCTTGGTGCCCAGCTCCTTCATCAGGTCCCTGTGACTCGCAGTTAACGATAAAGAAGCGTGGATTGACGTGGGTTGGCCCTTTGTGACCGCCAACTTGTCGGTTAGGATGGCTACCGATACCGGCACTGTGCGTGAGTCAATCTCATCCATCCCGTTCTCTGCCAAGCGTTTAGTGCCCTTCCAGATGGCAATTTCCATGAAGGATATGACATCTGTTCGCCACGCTTCCTCGGTCTCTGGGTAGTCCTTTGGGACCTTGACTCCACGGATAAGCTTGAACGCGGTGTGCTCTGTGAGCTGGGAATCGGCTGCTATGGTGGCTAGTGGCTTGTTCTCAAGGATACCTGCCACGATGACGTCAGCTCGGTCTTGGGTGAGCTTATCGTTGTGGTGCTGGTCTGGGTGGTTGGTGAAGGTGTAACCTCGTTCCCTGCAGAGTGTCTTGATCTTCTCACGTTCCTCTTCCGGGACTCTGGGGTCATCCTTGAGCGCCCACGTGATGCGATTACGATGGGTACCAAGCTCCTCTGCGAGCTTACGCAGTGAGACGTCCTTGCCGAGGTTCTTGGGCTTACCCATTACAGCGTGAAGTTGAAGTCACCCCAGTGTCTGAGCTTCTCGATCGGGGTATACATGTACTGCTTGACCCCAGCGAGCATTAGACGGGCTGAGGCAGCGTAGTCCTCGGAGAGGTAGTCCTTACCCTTGTCGCATTCGAGTAAGAAGGGCATCCAGAGCGTCGGGAACATACCTGCCATCTCGTCGTTAGCCCAGTCTATGCGGTATGGGTGTGGCACGGCGTCGGTGGCTAGGATCTCTAGGGATTGCTCTAGGGCCTTACGGGGTATCGCTACGGCTCCAGAGGCGAAGAACAGGATGGGGGTGAGGCTAGGCTCATTCTCCAGTGGAGTAGCCTCTGGCTTGGGGCGATAGGCTGGCCTAGGAGGTAGTGCCCTGCAGGAATAGGGCATACAGACCGCAGCTTGGTGCACATGCGCTAGGTCAGCCATAATCATCAGATCTGCTGTGGAGAACTGAATGTCGTGGTCTAGCTGGATCCAGACGTCCTTATCATCATCTAGGAAGAACTTGGTGGCTCTACAACGTGATCTGCTAATAAGCGCATCCTCACGTATAGTACGTAATGCAGCATATCGAGTACGTTGCGCGAAGTAATTAGCGAGATCTATCCAAGATGTTAATACCGCAGAGTGCATATCACCATATGCATAACAGGTAACATGTACCGACGGTGGTTTCTCGATTATATCCACTGATTTGATCTTATTAGACATATATACTCAGAGTATAGTTATACTTAGTTCATTACCTTCTCCATCATCCTATGTAGATAGGCTTCCGGTACTATCTTGATCCTCTCGAATCCTCGGATCATCGGCTGATAGGCTGGGTCTTGCTCGGACATGGAGAACCTAGCGGCTACCTGCTGTGGCGTAGCACTACCGGATCGGACGCTACGGACTACCCAATCCCGATAACCGGGTGGTATCATGCGTAATGCGTACTCTAGCTCTTCCATGTGATGCTGTTTCCTGAAGCTGTAATACCCCTAGGAGGCGTTTTGTTCTCTGGCTAGGGTCACCATAGCGCAAAGCATCTCCTAGGGGCTTGTAGGGTCTCAGAACAGGTTGTCGTCTACGGGCTGGGTTCCGCCGGTAGGATGACCTTGGGGACGAGGGGCCTTGGTTGAGTGCTTCCAGCTCCCGATGATCGGTCCACGTTCACCTCGGTCACGGGCTTCCTTGGTCACGCCTTGGACGATGAAGCCGTCATTGCCGTACTTGTCAGGTCCACCTTTGGATTCCAGAAGGGTTACCTCGAGGAACTTTCCGGTCTTACCCTCGTACAGATACTGTTTATCAACCTTGCTGACGTTAATGTTGCATCTAATCATGTTATGTTATGTTGTGTTGTTTACGAATCCTGCAATAGCGCAGGTTCAAATCTACAATAGGCACCTTCGTACCACATGGTGACAAATCCACATTCACCATCTCGTTGTTTAGCGATTGCCAGTGTCGCTTCTCCTTTTGCTTCGGTGCGTTCTCGGTCAAGTAGCAGCACGGTATCGGCATCTCGTTCGATCTGACCTGAGTCTGCTAGGTCTGAAAGTCTTGGTTTACGTCCCTTTTCCTTCTCGCTCTCCCGATTGAGCTGTGCGAGGCAGAGCATGGCAGTGTTTGTCGCGACTGCGCAAGCCTTCAGGGCTCCACTGACCTCGGCCACCTCGTAGGTGCGCTTCTCGTGCTTGCCGGATGCTCTGACCTTCTGCAGGTAGTCGAGGATCACCAGACGAACGCCATGTTTACGGGATGCCCTACGGATGGCTGCGATGATGGTTCCGATCTTGGCGTTGGCCGAGAGGTCGAGGAAGTGAAGTGGCTTCGATGAGATCAGCTTGATCGCTTGGGACATGCGACCCATGTGGATGTCCGATAGTTCTCCGGTCTTGATGGCCTGCATGGGGACGTTGGCTACGGCAGAGACCAATCGACGCATGAGTGCCTGTTCGGACATCTCGCATGAGACGAAGAGAGTCGGGACGTTGGCTTCGATGCATGCGGCTTTGGCTACGCTTACGGCCATCGCTGTCTTGCCGATACTGGGACGTGCAGCGATGAGGGTCATCTCTCCGACTTGAATACCATCGGTGAGGCTATCGAGCTTTGGGATTCCGCTTGTGATGCCCGATAGTTGTCCCTTGCGCTTCCAACGTTCCTCGGTAGCTGAGACGAAGGCATTGACCACGTCCTTGGCGGTTGTGGAGTTCGGCGTCTGGTCCTGCTCGAGAGTGATTCCGGCTTCTAGGTTGGCCAACGCTTGGTCCAATGGGACTGCTGACGATGCCGTGTCCGCTAGAAGCTTTGAGGCTGCGTCACGTAGCTTGCGTCGATGATGCGCTTCTCGGATGCCAGTGACGTAGTACGGCAGATTCGCCTCAGATGGACATGCCTGCATGGCTTCCATCCAGATGCTGGTTGGCAACCCAACAGATCCCTTGGTCTGTCTCCAAGCTCTGGTGAGGTTCTCAATCGAAGCTGACTTGTTATCGCGAGCCAGTACGGCGATGACCTCAAGGGTGTCCCTGATGTCCTCATTGATGAGCATCGAAGGACTAACCTGAGCCACAGCCTCGCTTGCCGTGTCGATGTTCCCAAGCATGCATGCTCCGAGGAATCCCAGCTCATCAGATGGCGAGAAGTATGCCTCGGTCATATCCAGTCCTTCAGATCGAGTTCCTTCTTCACGGTGGGTTGCTGGATCTGAGGAATGCTCTGCTGGGTCTGAGCAAATATTCCTTTCCAACCCTGAGCCATGGAGTGGTCAACCGCTGACGGGAACGTAGCCGGATTGAACTCTCTGGACCACTTCGTCAGTGCCGCCTTAAGTCCGGTCTGCTTGTAACCCTCACGACGCTCCGACTTGTACTTCAGCCAGAGCTTCACAGCTTCGAGGCAGTTCTCGGTACGAAGGCTCTCCGGCAACTCGACTCCGAAGGCAACCACCCACGGCGATATACTTGGTGTATTCTTTATAATAGGAGACGGAGACGGAGAGTTGAGTTCCGGTTGACCATCCGGTTGACCGTCCGGTTGGTGGCTCGGTTCAACCGTAGTTCCAACCGCGGCTGAACCGTGGTTGACCACTGATCTTGCAAGTGCTGATTTTAGGCCCTTTTCGCGTTGTTTGTTTCGGTACTCCTGTTGCTTCTCTCTTTCAGCCTCAAGCCTTGCGTTCCTCAAGAGACCGTCATCGCACAACTGGAACTTAGCCAGCACGTCAACCGAGACTGAACCGCCAGCCAACCGCTGTTGCTTTTCGGTTTCAACCGGAATTGAACCGCGGCTCCACTGATGGCATAGCAATCGGATAAAAGATCCGACGTCTGACTGACTCATTTCTAGCGTCCCAGCCAGAAAGTCGTCCGCATAGAACTGGAACGCTGGTGATCTCTTCTTCTCGCTCATGGTATGAAACAAAAGCACCAACCCAACCAACCCCGGGTAGCGTAGGCACAACGAAGAAGCAGAAGATGCTCCTTGAAGCCTGCCGGGATTGGCTGGGTTGATGGTTCTGGGTTGTTCATTCGTTGTTTCGGGACGCTACTCCCGGTTCCAATCGGAACAGTTCTGAAATATTACCGCCTCATCAGATTGTCAATCTGGGCGTCTGTAAGCTTGTACTTGGGAGGCTGGATCCACCCGTTGAGGATGGCCCGGTAGACCAGCTTTGGGGCAGCTTCGAGCAGTTCCTTCACTTCTGCGTCCGAGAGCTTCGGGTCTCCTTGGACTTCGTTTCCTCGCTTTTTGCTATGTAATGCCATGTTGGGTAAACCCCTCTATTCGGTGTCTTGATTCTAAACTGCTTTGCTACGATCAGCCCGCCATCAACGCCTCGTTTCAGGAGTCGGTTGGCCTGCGTACGGGACAGTCCCCATTGTTTAGCGTATTCCTCAGCGATCAGCCAGCCCGGAGGAACAGGCTCCGATTGGTTGCTGACCGCATCCCGCAGTGACTTCAGAAGCTGGGCAGAGTCCATTGCTGTTCGTTCTGTGGCCACTGGTGGAGGTAGAGCTGTGCGCTGCTGTCGGTGTACTCTCCGAACACGATGCCGTGGCTCCATGCCAAGGTTGAGCGGCGGCGATGAGCGTACTCCATGGCAGGAAGATCGGCCAACGTTCCGGGGGACAGCGCGACCGGATTGTCACTCCTGCGACCGTAAGCGACACCAGCCCGGTGGGCATGAGCCACGACAACATTGCCGAATGTCTCGGCTGAGTCGCGCAGGTAGTTCTCTCCATAGAGCACTCCGTGGCCCCACTTGTAGCCTCCGAGTTGATACCAACAGTCTGGCAGGACTCCATACTTCAGGATCTTGACCCGGCAGTGCTTCTCGATCGGTGCCATCATCTTCTCCCAGACAGCCTCGGCGAAGCCACGGACCACTGCGTTGTGGTGGTTCAGGTACATCCTAGCTCGCTCGTCATGGTTCCCGATGGTGAACACAGTGGGCTTGAGCTGGTTCAGGAACTTGGCTCCCTGACCAATGTCATCGAGGTAGTCATCCGCTGCATCCGCTTGGTTTGGATTGCCTAGAGATCCTGCCCGAAGTGCTGCCAGATCGTAAGCGTCTCCCAAATGGATCACCTCGTGCGGCTTGTAGCGTTCCCTAAAGCGTAGCACCGCCTCCAGCGCCTTTGGATTGGCTCGCGAACCATGGGAACAGCCGATGGCCATCACCCGTTTGCGGGCCTTGCTGATGTTCACGAGCAGTCTTATTCAAGATTGGCAAGCGTTTTTCAACGTTATTCAGGGAAACCGTAGCATTCTTGAATAGTGGCGCAGACCATGTGATAGACCTCTTCCAGAGCCTGCTCGGTGCTCTCGTAGTTGTGACCGTACTTCACCTTGGACCTCAGCATCTCTTGGATTTCTTCAAGAGCGATGCGGTATTCCGTGGCGTGGATCGCGTCGTAGTGAAGCGTGTCTTCATCTGGTAAATCAAACTTCAGGGTTGCTGTCATGTTTCCTTTCGATTGATGAACTGGGATAGTCTGGCTGGTTGATAAGATGGTGACTTGATGACTTTTCCTGCTTTGTTACGTGCCACCCATCGATCGAAATACGATGTGAATATCAGATCTCCAACATACTTCTCGTGATTGATTTTCTCATCGCTGGTCCAGAACTTTGACATGTTTGAGTTGTGAACCTCAAGGAACGCCAAGTCTACGCACTGGGAATTAAATCCAGCAGCCAATGCGGCTCCGTATACTACATAAAGCAGATCTACTACAGCATCCAGATAGTCTGTGAGATCATCTGAAGCTCCAAGTTCACTAGCCTCTTCTATAACTAGATCCATTCTGAGCTTGATTGTCTCAGCGTCCGGTAATTTCTGATGCTCTGGTATTTGCTGTCCGAACGATTCCATGAATCTGCGGACTAGGTTGTGTTTGTTAATTGAACTCATTGTTTTGTAATCCTTACTGAATCTCCTTCTGGAATAACTATCGCAGCTCTGATGACGCAATGATTGGTCAACAAAACCGGCTTCTCGTAGAGCGTAGACGTGGCTAATGGCTCGCTTCCGTCTAGCGTGTATCTGATTGGAACTGCACCGAGTGGTGATGACAGCCGCAGCGTTGCTGGAAGTCGTACGCTGATTCGATCACCGATCACGTCACGTCCATTGATGCTGACTCGGATGTTGCGTTGGAACCTGACCTTGAACAGAGCAGAGTTCCCACTGGTGCTCTCGACCTTGTATGTCCCAGCATCAGCTTCCTGTGCGGATGGGATCTCGAGGATGCGATTGGTAGCTCCGGGGATAGCTCGTCCACCCAGAGACCACTGGTAGTCCGATCCTGTGTGCGGTGCCTCCAGACGCAGCGGCAGGTTCTCCAGCGCGATCTGGGCTGACGCGGAGAGGGAAACGCAACTCACAAGGAATCCTCGTATGTTCATTCCACGGGCTCCATGTTCACAAATCCCAGCCGTCCATCATCGATAGCCATGCCGCAACCATTGCGCCTGCAATACAGCTCCAGCATGTCGTAGATCTCATTGCCTTGATCGTGACCAAACCTCGCCTGCAGCAGACCTTTGAGCGT